TCTATACGAATACGTTCAGATATGGTAATATGATGATAGCTCATTATGAATTTTCCTTTCGTGTAGGTTTTGTGTGGTAACTTTATTTTACACGAAAATTCATAATGAGTTTTTTATTTTTCTAGGTGTCGCACTTCATTATACAATCCATCTTTTGAAAAATTAAGATATATCATTAATAATTATATAGGAAAATTTAAAATAAACGAAAATGATATATTACAAGATTTTTTGTCTTTTACAATGTAAATTTAGGTGCTTTTAAAGCCTTTTGACATCAATAATTATACCTAGTTATTTTTTTTTAGAAAAATAACTAGGTATAATTTTGTATAATAGCAAATAAAATTATTAATCAAGATGTCAGCAAGATGTCAATTATTCATTGAATTTGCTTTGTTATCTAAAAATCCTACAATCTCTTTTTGCATTTTTAATGTATTATGTGCATAGGTTGTTAGTGTAAAACTAGCTGTAGCATGTCCTAGTCTAGCTTGAATAGCTTTTATTGGTAAATTGGCTTCAACTAAGTAGGTTGCATGTGTATGTCTAAATGAATGGAATGTTATATTGGATTTTATTTCAGCTAAAGTTTTTATTTTATTGAAAATAAAAGTTATAGTCATTGGTGTTAACATTTTTTTATAATTTTTATCCTTTAATGATGTAAATATAAAATCGTTTTCCGTTAATTTATCACCATGTTTCAGATAACGCTTTTTTTGTATTAATAATTGTTGTTTTAGAATATTAATTACATTTTTAGATACTAATATTTCACGTGTACTATTTTCTGTTTTTGGTGTGCTTATTAAATTTCCTTTTTCAACTATTTTAATAGCATTTACTATTTTTATTGTATTAGCATCCCAATCTATATTTTTCCATTTTAGAGCAGAAATTTCACCACGTCGTATACCTGTATAGTAAGCTAGAATAAATAAATTTCTAATAGGGAGTTCTGCATATTGTAATAATTTTTTAAATTCGTAGTTGCTTATAATATGTTTTTCTTTAGCTTTATATTTAGGAGGATTTACTGCAATACAAGGATTTTTTTTTATTAAATCATCTTTGTAAGCTTGTCCAAGTATAGCTTTTATTAAAACATATGTGTATTGTTTAGTTCTAGAACCATTTATATTTCGTAATACATTTCTAATAGTTGCTGGTGTTATTTTATTTAGGTTAATATTGTTTAAATTTGGTAAAATATATTTGTTTATCAAATATACATAATTATAATAGGTGCTAGGAGCTATTTCTTCTTTTCTTATTTTTAACCATTCATCAAGCCATAAATTAAAAGTTATATTATCAAAAGAAGTGTTATTATTTCTTTTAACACGTTCTTTTTCTCTAATTAATTCAGCTTCAGTATATCCATATACATATATACGTTTTTTCTCATTGGTTAGTGGGTCAGTTATAGTTACAGAAGATTGATATCGTCCATCTTTACGTTTTTTCATAGATTATCACACCTTAAGTTCATATTTCCGAACAAAAATAGTAATAAATAAAGGCTATTAAATTAGCCTTTATTATTATTTATTATTTGATAAAATAGTTATTTTTTCATCTAAATCAGTAGGTTCTTTTGTTTCTGGTAAATCTTCTATTAAAAAATATTTTTCATTAGCACTAGAATTATATCTAGTGCTTTATTTTTATTTCAAGCCAAATTGAGATTTCATACTAACAACGCCATTACTAAATGTAATATTAAAATTGCCACCATTTTTATTCATCCAAGTATACATAATTGATTCTTGTCCAACAATATTAACTTGAGAGGATAATAATCCTTCTCTTCCTACTACTTTACATACTTCTTCATAAGAAGAACCCATTTGTATATTATTAAATTGTTCTAATGTAATATCTTTTCCATCTATGTTTACTAAACTAGAGAAATCTGCCATTGCTTTACTTACCATTTGCCCATTTTGGAACATACAATTCATGTTTGCCATACCTTCATGCCAACGATAAGATTTTGTTTCAATATCGCCAAATTTATTTGAACTTTCTAATTCGCCTTCAGTTCCTATAATTTTATTGACATCTTCAACAGTAATACCCATTTGTAAATCAACAAATTTTTGGTATGTAAGACCTTCTGTTTTTATTGTTTTGTTTGAGGAGGTAGAGGTTGATGAATCGTTATCGTTGCTACCACTAATAGCACCAATAATACCTCCTAAAACTAAAAGAGCAATGATAAAGCCTAAACAACCTAAGCAACCTTTTTTAGCCATAATAATATAACTCCTTTGTTTGATAATTTTTATTTAGTAGTTTTATCTTCAATAACATTTGTTGAGTTATCTATAGTATTTGAAATAATGTTATGTTTTACTAAATAATTACGAGATGTTTCATCTGCATAATTGACATACTCCCCATGCCTAAAAACAGGGATTCTTGGATATAAACGATACTTGCCTACTAAAATAACAGGTCTTACTGTATCTCTCCAAAAAAGGTTGATGTCCCAACCTTCATGTAATCATCGTTTTTATTGTGCGTTTTTACTTGTTTTCCTACCCGCAATTATAAATACTATACCAAATATAATAAACAAACTACTCCAAATTGATAAATCTTTATATACATCACTGTTCGTCATACCAATTATACCTGAAACCAAATAGAAACCTGCCGAAGTATATGCACCTCCTACGGAGCTTCTTGTAGCTACTGCCACTATACCAGCTATAAGTGACAAAAAAGCTACTATTAATCCAGCTCCTCCACCTACATCATTACTTTGATTTATAGAATTTACCACACCAGCAGCACAAGATTGAAATGCAATAATAACAAATAAAACGATAGTTATTATACCTAAAATAAGTCTAGTTGTTTTCATTTTTAATATCTCCTTATATGAATGTTAATTTATAAAAATAAAGTTTATAACTATGAGTATATATAATAATTATTTTTTATGTCCTAATTCTAGAAATTGGATAATGTATCGTTTATCAATATCGCTAGAATAGGACATTAGTTCGGCACTAAATGCATTAGCTTCGTTTTCTTTGCGTGTGTTTTGGAAAAATGTTCTACCAGCAATATTATAACTGGAGTAACCTTTATGGCATAAAAAATGTCCTAGTTCATGACATAAAACAGCTTTTTTCTGCCATTCGTTTAAGTTTTCATCAATAAAAATATATTTGCGTCTTAAAATGCGTCGCCACATTCCATTTATTTTATATGGCATATCACAAAATACTATTTCAAATTTTAGCTCTCTAGCAATATAGTATGGGTCTGATGTGCCATATTTTTTTACTAGATTTTTGGCACGCAATTTTAGATTTAACATAAAAATCACTTCTTACGTTTATTTTTTTCTTTTGCGTCCCAAAAGGCAGCTTCGATTATACGTTTTAGTTTTTCCTTATCTTCTGGTGTTACTAATACACCATTTAGAGTATATTCTTCTTTTTCTAATAATTTAATTAAATCTTTTGGTTTATTTTTTTCTTTATTAGTAATTGTTTCAGGGGAAGGAATTTTATTTTGCATATCATTTTCAAAGAAAAATCCTCCACTAACATTGAAAAATGAAGATAGTTTATCAATACTCTTTTTTCGTGGATTTGTTATAGAACGTTCCCAAGCATCAATAGCTTGTTGTGTTACACCTAAGCTGTCAGCTAATTCTTTTTGAGATAATTTTCTTTGTTCTCGTAATTGTTTTATTTTTTTTCCTATAGACATACAATTCCTCCTTGTTATAAATTATACAATTTTTATTTGTATTTTTAAATATACAAAAATAAATTGTTGAAAATGATTGACAACAAATTTAATTTGTTTTATAATAAACACATAACAACAAAAGAAAATTGTTGGAAGGAGTGAAATAATGAGAAAATATCTAATTAAATATAGAGGAAAACGTACTCAAAAAGAAATGGCTAAAAAATATAATGTTACTCAACAAACTTGGTGTAATTGGGAACAAGGTAAAAGTTGTCCTAGAATTCCTATTATGAAAAAGATTGAAAAAGATAGTGGATATTCTATAAAATCTCTATTTTTTTAGCTATTATAACAATTTAAATTTGTTAAGTTCTAGCGTGTAGCACTGACCCAGCAATAAAAAATCTAATGGCAAAAATTACTTTCCCCTATTGAAAATAAAAGTTTTTCAGAAACTGTTTTAAGTTTTATAGCTAATATAAAGAAATCTAATAAATGTATAGATGATTTAATTGAAATTGGTGCTGATGGAAAAATAGACAAAAAAGAACAGCCTAAATATAAACAGATATTGAATACATTTAGGCTGATGACAAAAGATATTTTGATATTAAAGTTTTGTAAAAATAAAAAAGCTGAACCATTTAATAAACAGTCCAGCATATGACAATTAAATTCTTTGTAAAAATATTATAGCACAAACACGATAAAAATTAAAGAATAAGAGAAATCAAAAAGGTCGGTTCGTAGTGCTTAGTTTAGAAAAAATTGGTGCGTAGCAAGCCATAGCAGAAAGGTTATTAACATAACAAAAAATAAAAAAAGAAAATGGCAAATCTTTAACGATAATCTTCTTAACAAATTTATTATGGTAGGGAGGTTTGCAAGTGAGTTCTGCTATGGTGCTTGGTACGCACCAGTAAGAAAGAGAGGTGAGATTATATAGAATTACCAATTAGAAAACTTATATATCGTGGTGTATTAAAAAAATAAGAGAATAGAAAATGGTGCGATACAAATTTAATAGTTGTTCAAGGAAAATCAAAGGTGATTTAGTATGAAATGTTGGCGGTGCGGTAAAAAATTGAATAAAGGACAGGTGCATATATTGCATTTAATATGCGGTCTTGCTGTTCCAGTATGTGCTGATGACCGTCAATGTTATGCATTTATTCAAAGAATAAAAAGGAGAAGAAAAAAATGAGAATACGTACTGTAAAAAATAATCGAGGCAAGAAAACAAATTTATTTCCATGTAAAGCCAAAGATGTTCTTAAAAACTTATTAGAAATAAATAGTTTATTACTAAAAGAAGGTTATAGCAAAGATTGGCATTATAAAGCTAATGGAGAAGTATTTCCATTTTAAGAGGTGTATACAATGGATAGATTAACAATAAAAGAAGCAATTTCGTTTTGTAAACAAGGTAAAGAGGTAATATTACGTAATGATGATTATGAGGACTTAGTTTTAGTAGATTATGAAGATGGATATTTAAAAGATATTGCAGGTGATTATATAAATCCTTATAAAGATTTATTAAAAGGTGATTATTTTATAAAAAAAGTTGCTTGAAAGACAACAGGTCAAACAAGCAACCACATAAAAAAATATTTGCAATTTAAGTATAACAGAGGAAAGAAAAATGGTCAAAAAAATTGTATTTCCTAAAATTAATAATTTTACTTCTGAAGAAGTTAAACAAAAATTTTTAGAAATTCTAAAAAGTATTAAGTTAAATATCAAATATGTAAGATTAGTAAATATTAGAGAATCATTAACAGGTTTAAGATTTTATATAAAAACTAAAAACTTTTTTGCTATTGGTGAGTATGATTGTATTGCTAATATCACAATGGCTAGTAGACAAAGAATAAATACTAAAAACTATATAAGCTTTTTATATAAAAGAAATGATTTAGTAAATAAATTGTCATATTTTGTAAAGGTGGAATAAAAATGATTAAAAAAGCAAGTGAAATTATAAATACTGATAAGAAAATTAGATTGTTAATTGCAGGATATCCAGGTATAGGGAAAACAACTCTTGCTTTGTCTGCACCTAAACCACTATTGATTGATGTTGATAGAGGAACTGACAGGGTAGAAGCAAGATACAGAACAGATTTTATTCAACCTGATACTTATGAAGAATTGTTGGAGGACTTGGTACCACTTAATTTAATTGATTATGAAACTCTTGTAATAGATACAGGCGGACAACTTATTAAATTGATGTCGGCATATGTAATAAAACAAAACGCTAAAAATGGTCAAAGAGATGGTTCTCTTAGTTTAAAAGGATATGGAGCTGTTGGTAGAGAGTTTGCAAGATTTATAGATTATTGTTATTACCAATTAAATAAACATGTAGTAATAGTATTTCATGCTAAAGAAGAAAAAGATGGAGATAATACTCGTCTTAGAATTTTAGTAGAAGGACAAACAAAGGATAATGTATGGCAACCAATGGATTTAGGTGGGTTCATGGAAATGCAAAATAATGTTAGAACGATAGGTTTTACTAATTGTGAACGTTATTATGCTAAAGGAACACATGGTATACATGGTGTGCTTACAATACCAGAATTAAATGGAAATCAAAATGGATTTTTAACAAATCTTTTTCATCAGATAAATGAAAATATAAAAGCTGAAGCTAAAGATGCTGAAAAAGAGAAAAAAGCATATCAAAAAATAATTAATACAATAAAAGAAGCAACAGAAGCAATAACAACACCAAGTGAAGCAATGGAAGTTTTAGACTTAATAAATAATCAAAAACATATATTGACTAGCGAAAAGGAATGTAAATCTATATTGTTCGATAAAACAAAAGAATTAGGCTTTAAATGGAACAAATTGAAGGGAGAATTTGTTAATGAAGTATCTGATGACACAAAGTCTGCTTAATTCTTATTTGTATCAATTCAATTGCATTGATGATTATACAGAGGAAGCTCACCAAAGCTTCCTCAATACACTTAATAAAATATATAGTCCACCAAATGAAGCAATACAGCGTGGAATAGATTTTGAAAGATTAGTGTATGAGTATACTGACCCTAAAAATATTACTGATATATCTACAGATGAAATAACTGCTGCTATAAATATTGCAGACTATATACAAGGTGGAAGATTTCAGTATGTAGCTAGTAAAACAATAAATGTTAATGGATTGGATTTAGTTTTGTATGGAAGATTAGATGCTTTAAAAGCTGGTGTTATATATGATATCAAATATACATCAAAATATAATGTGGGCAAGTTTATAGATAGTCCACAGCACCCAATGTATTTAGAGCTTATTCCTGAAGCAAAAGAATTTATTTATTTAGTAAGTAATGGAAAATACGTTTGGACTGAAAAATATACAAGAGAGGAAACACCTTCAATTTATCCTATAATACAAAACTTTTTTGAGTATCTTAATAACATGAATTTAATGCAAGTTTATAAGAATAAATGGAAAAGTAGGTATTAATTATGGAGATAATACATGGAAAAATCATAGATATTACACCAGAGGGACTATTAATAAAAGCACCTTATACCAATATAGATAGGGCTTGCTTTCGTAAATATAGTATGGTTGATATTGGGCTTAATGATGGTAGATATATCAGTAATGAGCAAAGAAAAAAAGCTTATGCATTAATGAAAGAAATTGCTGAATGGAGTGGATATCTTCCTGAATATGTAAAAAGATTGATGAAAACTGAATTTGTAGTAAAACGAATGCAATCCTTAAATAAGGAAATATTTTCGCTATCAAGTTGCGATATGACTACTGCAAAGGAATTTATTACTTATTTAATAGATTTCATCATAGAATATGAAATCCCAACAAAACAGCCATTAAGAGAATTATGTGAGGATATTAATAAATATATCTATATGTGTTTACTTCATAAAAAGTGCTGTATATGTGGCACTAAAGCGGAATTACATCATGTAACTGCTATTGGTATGGGTAGGGATAGAACAGAGGTATTTCAAATTGGTATTCCTGTATTGCCACTATGTAGAAAACACCATATAGAATGGCATACATTAGGTAATAATACTTTTAATTCTAAATATCATGTAGAACCTTTTAAATTAACTAAAGAGATTGCTAAAAAATATAACTTAACTAAAAAGAATATAGGGGTAACAAAAAATGAGTAATGTAACTATTAATAAGATTAAATATCAGGAAAGTTCAGGCAAATTAACTATTGAATATATGAGGACCAATGAAAATAAAAAGCCATCATATCATACATCTATATTTAATGATGAACCTGCACCAGAATTTTTTACAGCATTAAAAAATTTAACCAAACCAACATTAAATATTTTAGGATTAGGAGCATTATTGATAAAACGTATAAAACCTTATGCGGTAAGTTTCAAGTATGCAGAAGATAAAACAATGTCAGCAGTTATTTCTAGTATGTTTTATGTGCCTTCTGCTGATAGAGAGATAGTAGTAAATACACCTCTTATGAAATGTCCTTCTGATGAGGTAGAAGCAAGTCAAGCTGGGTTCTTTAATCAAGAAGCGGTTGACGCTCTTTGGGCATTTGAACAAGAAGCACGCAAGTATTTAGATGGTAAGAGAAATCAAATTTCCTTATTTGGAGAAGATACTGAAGCTGAAACAATAACTGATGATGTGTCTGTAGTTGATGTACCAAAACCAAATAATGTTGTACAAATGCCAACAGTGGCACAATAAATAGGAATAGGTGCTTGCCATAAAGACAAGCACCTATCCACGAGGTAAAAAATATGGAATTAAAACCTTTATCTTTAATAATTTCTTTTCGTTCTAATTATGCTAGTAAATTAGATAACGATACCCAGATTTTATATTGGGTATTATGGGACAAATGGAATTATCTTAGGCGACCTACTCAATTTAATATAGATAATAATACATTGATGATAGAAGCTAATTTGAAAAATTATAGTAAGTTAAATGATAAACGAAAAAAACTTATTGAAGCAGGATTGATAGAATATATTCCCAGTAAGACACGAGGTAAAAGCTCAACATATGCTCTAATAAAAAATTATGTTGAAAATGTAACACCAAACCCAAATCAAAACCTAATCCAAAACCCAAAACCAAACTCAAATACAAACCTAAAACAAAACCTAAATGAAACCCAAGAACTCAATAATAATGCGAACTCTTACGACCTCATAACAGAAAATACAAACCTAAAATCAAACCTAACTCAAAACCTAAATACAAACCCAATACCAAACCTAAAACAAAACCCTAATAAGAGTAATAGAGATATAGAGAATAATATATATATATATAATAACGCGCGTGATGATAACATTTCTCCAGCAGAAAGTCAAGTACTTATTTTCTATCAAAATCGAATCTGCTCTAATCTAGGAGGAACACCAGGAGCGAATGAAATAGCCTGTCTTAGAGAATATGCACAAGTTTATGGAGCAGAACAAACTATACAAGCTTTAAAAAAGGCATTGCAAAGTTCTAGAAAATTGCAAGGAATATACTTTGTTAAGTATGTAGGTGGAATATTAAGAGGTTGGGCAAATTTGAAAATAGCAGGTGGTGAATCTAATGGACAATTACAATCTAGCAACCTATCAAGAACTGCAACGCAGGCTCAAAGAAAGACAGGAACAGATATCAATTGGGCAGAGCTTGATTGATGGGAAATTGGTATGTAAAGAACTAGGAATAAAATATATACCATGTGAGTTTTCTAAAAATGAAATGGCATTAGTTGATGCTATGTATAGACAAGAAAAATGTAAGATTTGTAATAAGCATGGTATTGATTGCAAAAATTGTTTTTATGTAAAAGTAGATGAACAAGCTGGTAAATATTTTATAAGCTACAGTAATTGTGAACGCTGGAAAAATTATAAACAGCAAGAAAAAATAAATAGGCTTATGGAGCAAAGCAATGTGGGGAAACTTTTTGAAGGTAAGACCTTTAATAATTTTAAAATATTGCCAGCAACAGAGAATGCTTATAATGATTGTTTAGATTTCTGTACGAATTATATTCCTAAATGTAGGGGATTGAGGTTACACGGTAGATATGGGTGTGGTAAAACACATCTTGCAGCAGCTATATTAAATAATTTATTAAAACAAAATATACCAAGCATGATGATTGTTACAGCAAATTTATTTGATTGTATAAAACAAGGCTTTAATGACAAAGAAAAAGCTTTAATAGCAACGGAATTAGTAAATAAAGCTAAACAAGTTGATGTATTAATTCTTGATGATTTTGGAGCAGAAAAAGATAGAGATAGCAACGGAAATTTAAAAATGGTGGGTAGTTGGGAACGTGAAAATTTATTTTTGTTAATAAACACTAGATATGAAAATAATCTTACAACGATAATAACAACTAATTACAATATGCAAGAACTATTTGAATTATTTGGAGAACGAATAATGAGTAGAATTGCAGAAATGACAATATCTGTTGGAATGAAAGGTGCAGAAAATTATCGTATAAGATTAGCACAGGTGGTATAACTATGAAAAAGATATGCATTTGTGGTAAGGAGTTTGAGGGTAAAGCAAAATATTGTTCACAAAAATGTAGGGTAAAGGAATATTATCAAAAACATAAAGAATTATGGCATTTTTATAATAATAAAAATAGAATAACGAAAAAAGAACAGAAAAAAATAGAAGCAGAGCAAAAAAGGATAGAAGCGGAAAATAAAGCTAAGAGGGAAAAACGTAGAAATGACATTAATCGTTTAATGGCAGAAACAGGATTAAAAAATAAATATGGTTTAGTAGCAAGTTTTTATGATACTAACAACTTAGAAGGACTATATAAATATGCTGATTATCTTAAATCTATAGGTGAGATTAAAGAAGATATAAACGAACCTAAAATAGTTAAATCACATGGTGGGAAAATTACAGGTGGATTTGATTATTTCATGATATCAACAAATTAGGAGCAAATTTCTATGGAAGATTTAGAGTCAATAAAAGATAAGCTTGAATATATAGACATTGCAATGAAGTTATTATTGCAATATGGAAAAAATAATCCAGATGTAGTTGATTTTCTTAGTAAAAATACAATGATTGCTAAAGATAAAGAAAATGGTTTTTGTGTAATAATTAGTTTTAAAAAGATGAGGAATAATAATGAGTGAATTTATAAATGGAAATGCTGGGATAATAAAAAAAGAGGATATTGTTTTTTTAGAAATATTAGAGCCTAATCCATTCTTTTTAAAAGATGAGTATAAGATATATGCTACTACTTATACTTTAGATAAAGGTGAACGTAAAGTATTGTTGGAAAGCAGAAAAAAGTATAAGGAAATAGAAAAGGAATTTAATAGGATAAAAAAAGAAGTTGAAAATACTGTAAAGAAAAAAATTTGTTGGAAACCAAAAGAACAGGAAACATATTATTATGTTGGTATTTCAGGTGATGTTATAGAAGATAAATGGGATGAAACAACAACTGATTATGCTTTTTTTATAACAGGTAATTGTTTTAAAACTAAGGAAAAAGCAACAAAACATATAACAGAAATATTAAATATTTATGGAGTTAAAAATAATGCAAAATAGACCAAAATATAATGCAAAAAAAACAATAATAGGCAATTTAAAATTTGATAGTAAGAAAGAAGCAGAATACTATTTAAAATTAAAAGCTAAACGTATTAATGGAGAAATAAATTGGATAAAGTTACAGCCAGAATTTTTGATTTTAAGAGGATTTACATTAGAAAATGGGGAGCGTACAAAAGGTATACGTTATGTAGCTGATTTTGAAGTTGAGTATGCTGATGGACATAGAGAAATAATTGATGTTAAAGGTGTAAAAACAGAAGCGTACAAAATAAAAAAGAAAATGCTCCTGGATATGTATCCTAATATTAATTTTATAGAGGTATAAATGATGAGGGAAATATTATTTAGAGGTAAAGATATAAATACAAATAAATGGTGTTATGGTGGATATGTTAGAAAAGTTTTATTTAAAAATACAAAAGATGAAAAAATAAGACATTATATATTTGATGGAGAAAATGCCGGACCAATAGTAATGCATGAAGTTAATCCAGAAACAGTGGGGCAAGCAATATGGCTTAAAGATGTAAACGGAAATGAGATTTTTGAAGGAGATATTGTAGAAGAAGTTAAACCAGAATGGGACGAACCTTCTCGTGCTGTTGCTGTTTTTGAAGATAATAATTTTGTGTTTGGTTATAATACCGGAGCAATATTATCAGTTGAATTTTTTTATAATGAAATAAAAATAATTGGGAACATATTTGATAATGAAGATTTATTTGAAAAAATATCTGAACAACACAAAATTGAATATTATCAAGAAATGAAAGAATTACACGGTGATTTAGAAAGTTTATAAGTGTTAAAAAATACAAAGAGTGTGAACGACTATGCAATGTGATGAACGATATTATGAATCCGACACAGGATATATGTGTTGGATAAATAAAAAACCATGTAGTAAAAATAACTGTACATTAAAACATAGATTTGCAAAAGAATTTTCTAAAAAGGTAGTAAAAAATATAAAGGCTGGTGAGTGAATGAGAAAGGAAGGGATAAATCCTCTTACAAATGATGGACAATATGCAGATATAACATATAAAAGAGCTGTTGAAAAAAGAAGCCGAGAAAACTTTTTCTATGCTTTTTGTCGTAGGGCTTTTAGACGAGCTAATGTAGAACTAATGAAACGTTTGCATATAAAAATTTTAAGAATTGATTTCTGGGATATGGAAACAGATAATAAAAAAGTAATGAAGGTAGGAAAATATGAATAATAATGGACCTAAGTTGGTAAGAATACCATTAAAGACAGAACAAGAATTTTATAAAAGAAATATTCCTATAATCAAAATTACAAGTATTATATTGTGCTTAATAGCAACTACAATATTTTTAATAGGATAAATCCACTAATTAGGATAGCTAAAATAAAGCTATCCTTTTAGTGTTTATATAGATGGAGGTATTGATTGATGAGAAAAATAAGCAGAATAAAAGTTAATAAGGCTAAAGAATATCTACAACAAGCTTATACAGCCAATGAAAAAATTATTCAATGTAATTATATTTTAGAACAATTACAAGCCTCACCAAGCAAGATGACAACTTCTTATAAAGAAAATATCGGTCATAGTGGTATAAATAATGATGTTAGTGGATATGTAGCAAAACTAATAGAACAAGAAGAAAAAATTGAAGCAATGAAACAAGAGTATCAAAGCAAACAGTTTGAGATAAGTAATTTTATATTGAGCTTGAGTTTTAAGCCAGAAGATGAAATTCTTAGACGTTTGCTCATATTAAGATATTTGAACTTTAAGTCTTTTGATGAAATATATAGTATGCTTAACTACTCATACAATTATATAGTTCAAACTATGCATCCTAGGGCTTTAGAAGTTGTAGAAAGAGCATTAAGTAAAAAGAGTGTGGTCAATAATGGTTAATCGTGGTCGATCGTGGTTAATAATGGTTGATAATGGTTTTAGATTTATGGTATATTATAATTGCAAACAAAAAAGATAAACCGTTGGTAAAAATACCAGCGGTTTTATTGTTTTATAAGTTAATTTTGTATAAATATTGGTATATACCCTTATATTTTAATAATAATGTGTATTTTTATAATTTATATTAGAATAATAACCTTCATGTTGCAAAATCTATGTAATATGCTATACTAAATATAGGCAAAACATGATAAATTGTCATATGGACAGCAAAACCCCATGAAGCTCGCACCTTCATGGGGTTTCTTGCGTTATATAGCTAACGCTGAAGCTAGGCTAGTTGCCACATAAAATCGAAAAAAGCATGTCTAACCCTTTGCAAATATAGTAGGCAACTATACTTGCCATGACAGCTTCTAAAAACATGATAAATCTTGACATATGGACACCTCCTAACTGTTACCAGTATAGGAAGGGCAACGAGAGATATTATAACATATAAACATATTTAAAGCACCTAAATAGGTGCTTTTTTTATGCCTAAAAATAAGAAAGGAAGTATAATTATGGACATTAAAATTATTTAATAATAGGAGCATGGAAATTGCTAAGAAATACAATATGAAACCAAAAAAAATAACATTTGCAGGTTTTATTAGATAGGTAGGTTTAGAAACCTACCTTTTTTATTTGGAGGGAGAGTGATGGGAAATGAAAATTTAAAACCATGGGAAAGACAAGATAATGAAAGCGAAAAAGCTTTTTCTGCATTTAAAGCCTATTTAGAAATGGAAGATAGGAATATTTGTCAGCTTGCTAAAAGGTTGGCAAAAAGTAGGCAATTAGTTGACAAATGGAAACAAAAATATAATTGGCAAGAACGTTGTATAGCATGGGATAAATCGTTGCAGGAGATAGAATATAAAACCGCTGTAAAAGAACGTAAGAAGATGGCTAAACGTCATATTGCTATTGCAATGTCTATGCAAGCAAAGGCAGTAGAAGCGTTAAAGAAAATAGATGTATCTAAACTAAATGCAAATGAAATTATTCGTCTATTTGATACTGCGGTTAAGATAGAACGCTTAAGTCGTGGAGAAGCTACATTTATAAATTCAAGTAAAAATGATGACTCAAATAAAAAAGATGTTGCTGATATTTTGACAACAGTTTTAGAAAAAGCATGGGATGAGAAAAATTGATGAAAAAAAATAACATAGATGAATTAGTAAATTCTATGAAAAAATATATCCAAGACCCAGTTCTTTTTGTACGTAATGTTTTGAAAGTTAAACCAGACAAATGGCAAGAAGAATGTTTACAAGCAATAGCAAATAATGGACGCGTTGCAGTTCGTTCAGGTCATGGTGTAGGAAAAACAGCACTGGAAAGCTGGGTTATTTTATGGTTCTTATTTACACGTCCATTTCCCAAAATACCATGTACTGCTCCAACTCAGCAACAGCTATTAGATATATTATGGCCAGAAATAAGTAAATGGTTAAAGCGGTCGGAATTAATGGACTCGTTGTTTGATTGGCAAAAAACTAAAATACAAAATAGAATATTTCCGGAAAGATGGTTTGCTACAGCTAGAACAGCTAGTAAACCAGAAAATATGGCAGGGTTCCATGAAGAACACCTGCTTTTTGTTATTGATGAGGCAAGTGGTGTAGCTGACCAGATTTATGAAACAATAGAAGGTGCATTAACTACTAAAGATGCTAAACTTCTTTTATGCGGAAATCCAACTAAGAATTTTGGTGTTTTTAAACGAGCTTTTTTTGAAGATAGATATTTATATTACACAATTAAAGTTAATTGTATGGATACAAACCGTGTAGCTTCTGATTATTGCCAAAGACTTATTAGACAATATGGTATGGATAGTGATGTTGTTAGAGTTCGTGTACTTGGTGAATTTCCAAAATCAGAACCAGATGGATTAATTCCATTAGAAATTGTTGAGGCTGCAATGATGAGAGATTTAGATATAAACTACGATTCAATGCTTCATATTGGAGCAGATATTGCTCGTTTTGGCGATGATGAAACGATATTTGTACCTAGAATTGCTGGAAAAACATTGGGATTGTTTCACTATACAAAGCAAGATACAACAGTAACAGCAGGTAAGTTGTTAAATATTACTAAAAATTTAATGAGAGATTATAACAAACTATATGCGACTATTCGTATTGATGATGATGGTGTTGGCGGTGGTGTTACAGATATGCTTAGGGAAACTATAAGAGAGCAACGATTAAACATAGATGTAATAGCTTGTCATAATGGTGGTAGTCCAATAGACAAAGAGCATTATGCAAATTGGGCTACTGAACAATGGTGTAATCTAAAGCAACGACTACTAGATGGTGATATTGAAATCCCAAATGATGATGAATTATCAGCACAATTAAGTACTCGTAAATATTCAATAGATAGACGAGGTCGTATTATTTTAGAAGATAAAAAGACTTATAAAAAACGTATTCATAGAAGTCCAGACCGTGCAGACGCTTTAATCCTTGCATTTGCTGTACTTAGAAATAATATTGACCCAAATATAGCTGCACTTTTAGGAGGAGCAAATTTATATGGTAATTAAAAAATGGATTGATAAGGCAACTGGAGAAATAAGCAAGTTACGTATTAAAAATTGGTTTTTTAATATAAATAATATGTATTCTGCTCCATATTCATTAGGCATAGAGGGTCATGTTGACTATAAGAAAGCAAGAGACCTTTACTACAACAGAGATGAGAGATATAAATTAGGTGCTGGTTTTGCTAAACCTATTATAAATACATTAGCTGGATTTATGGGAACACCTCAATTTGCATGTGAAGATAAATTAGCACAAGAAGAATTAGATTTATTTATAAAAAATTTAAAAAGTAAAATGCAACGTACTCATCAAAAAAATTTAATTGATGGTGAAGTTTTTATTCGATTAATTAATAAGAAATCTAATCCCAAACTTTATCCAGAAAATAGTAAAGGTACAACGTTAGATTATATTCTTATACCACCGGAGTTAATTCCTGCAGGTGGAATAGAATTTGACCCTATAACAGGAGAATATTCTGCTATTACTATATTATCAAGAAACAAATGGATTGATGAAAAAGGTAATAAACAAGAGTATATTTTTCGTCAAAGGCTAACTGCAAATGAAATTACTACAACTATTGAAGGGAATGCACCTAAAGGGTTTAAAAGTAAAACAGAACCTAATCCATGGGGATTTATTCCTATTATCCATTTCAAAAATGAGTCAGATGAAACAGAATTACATGGATATAGTGAGTTGGAACCAATAGAACCATTTTTAAAGGCTTATCATGATGTAATGATTCATGCAATTACTGGAAGTAAAATGCATTCAACACCTAAACTTAAATTTAAACTAAAAGATGTTGAAAAATTTTTAAGAGATAATTTTCCTAGTGCTTTTAATGATATGAAACAACAAAAAGATATTAGATTAGATATAAGCGGAAAACAAATTCTGCTAATGCAAGATGAAGATGACGCAAGTTTTATTGAGTGTACATCTGCAATTGGAGATACTTCAACATTATTGCAATTTTTATTTTATTGTATTATTGATACTTCCGAGGTTCCAGAATTTGCGTTTGGTGTTCATATCTCTAGTTCTCAAGCTAGTACAAAAGAGCAAGGACCAATTCTTACTCGTAGGATAGAACGAAAAAGAGAACAAGTAGAAACATCATGGTTAATGTTCGCACGAATGGCTCTATCTATGATTAGCTCTATATCTGGTAAAAATTATAAATCTTATAATGTAGAAATAAAATGGGATACCGTAATGGACAAAGATGAGCAATCTGAAGCACAAACTTTATATGTAATAACACAAGCATTAAGTAATGCGTTAGATAGCAACATTATTAGTATTCAATCTGCTGTAGATTATTTGGCTAAATATATTGATACCATGGAAAAATGGGAACAAGAAAAATCTAAAATAGAAGATACAAAAATGCTTAATAAACCAATAGAAGAAGCATATCAACAAAACAAACAAGTAAAAGAAATTGATGATATCTTAAATGGAGATAATGCATGAGTGAGTTAGATGGAATTAAATCAGCAGCTGGTGATTATTATAAATGGGCATTAGAAGCTAGAAAAAAATATTTATTAATGTTGCAACAGTCTGATGAAACGATAGCCGAGTTATATATAGCATCCATAAATAGAATTATTCAGGAGTTAAAAAAAGGAGAGAATAAAAATCTTAAATATTTACTAGAAGTAATAGCAAAAGATGTAGACCAATTCAATCAAGATTTGGCAAAAGCAATAAAGTTTGTAGTAGAAAATGGTACAGAAAATGGTATGTATTTTATAAAACAAGTATCTATAGATGTATTGAAAGAAGCTGGTGTTGATACTGTTCCATTTATAAAATCTATGGAATTTAGTCGTAAACGAGCTATACAAACAAGTTTTGCCCGTTCACATGAAGATGGATTAAAATTATCTGAACGTATTTGGAATATTGGTCAACATAATAAAAAAATAATGTCAGATATTGTTCGTGCTGGAGCTGGTGAAGATGTTGTTACTGTAGCACGCAGTTTAGAAAGTTATGTAAAAAAAGGCAAAACAAGTATAGCTGCTAATTATCCTAATATGATAAAAAGAATGGAGAGTCGTATTCCTGCAAATCTTGATTATAAAGCACTAAGACTTGCACGAACTGAACTTACAGCAGCTTATGGTGAAGGGGTAATTGCTTCTGCAAAAGCTACACCTGTAGTTAAATATGTAAAATGGGTTATAAGTTCTAGTCATCCACGTAAAGATATTTGCGATACTAATGCTAATGGTGGACCAAATGGAAATGGAATATATGAAGCAATGTCTTGTCCAATATATCCTGCACATCCAAATTGTATATGTACGTTGCAACCAGCACCAGAAAATACAACAGTTGTGGTAGATAAATTAAAAGCTTGGTTAAAAAATCCACAATCACAACCAGAGATAGAAGAATGGTATCAGACACATTATAAAATGTTTGAATAATGAAAGGGGGTGAAATCATGAGTATAAAAAGAAATGGTATTATGTTAACAGCAAAAATAACTGGCGAAATGAATGTTGAAGATATTCCAGTAGCAAACTGGGCAGATATTGACGCATTAAAAGGTGATGATACTGACCCCTTAGAGGTTGTCATGTCTGTTCCTGCTGGTAAAAGTACAAGGGGATGGAATTACACAAGTAATGCACTAAATTCTATTGTTGGAGAAGTAAACAGCACAGGATTACCTGGATTTTTAGGACATCAAAAAGCTGAAAATGTTGCAACAGAGTTTCCAACACCTGTTACTCATTGGATAGGTGCAAAAATGGAAAATAACGTTGCTTATTTTAGAGGACTTATTGATAAATCTGCAACTGATTTAAAACGATGGATACGAGGAAAAGCAATAAATCAGGTATCTATTTTTGGTTATCCGCAATTAGAACAAAATACCATTACGGGAGAAACAGATGTTACTGATTATAAAGGTTTATCTATAGACTGGACGCCTTTAAATCGTGCAGGAATGCCTACTTCACTTGTAGCTATTAATGGAGAAATGGACGTTATAGCTCAACCAGCAGATACTTCTCATGAAGCTTTAAGAGAGGTTTTGAGAAGTGCTGCATATGAAAAATTTAATACAAATGATGATATTTATATAAGTATAGTTAATGTATATGATGATTATTTTATTATTTATTGCAATAACTATAACAATAAAGGAAATGAGGATAAATATTATAAAGTAAGTTATTCTAAAGGACCAGATAATACAATCATTTTAGGTGAGCCTGTAGAGGTTAAGCGAAAAGAAACATGGGAACCTGTGGGAGAAATGGAGATAAAAAATATGAATAATAAATTAAAAGCATTACTTGATGATGGAACAATTACTAAAGATGATTTAAAACAAGCTTGTGGTGAAATTGGTATTAGTAACAATGAAGAACCTAATAAAATTGAACAAGCTTGCGGTGAAATGTTTGGTAAAACAGGAGATGAGCTGTTAAATGATATTAAAAGTGCAGCAGAATTATTAAAGCAATCTAATAATAAAAATAAAGAAAAAATTATTGATAAAGTTATAAGTGAAAAAGTAAGTGGAGAAATGGCTCAAAATGTAGTAAAAAAAATGCTTCACACAGATAGTACTGATGAAGCTACAATTGCTGGTGAAATTGATAGTATTTTAGCAGATAAATCTGTACAAGCTTTATTAGCTAATACAAAAATTGATATTGTACCACCAATTAATGGAGACAATAGCAATAATTCTTTCTTTGTTACTAAAAAAGTATCTATTTAATTTTAGGAGGTTAAAATAATGGCTTATAAAGGACAACCTATACCAAGTACAGTATTACCAATAACACAAATAAAAATAAGTGATGGTAAATCTGTAGACGTTACTGTTCCGGCAAGTAATGGAGTTCAAGCTGGAGAATTTTGTGTAGTTGATGGATTTTTTGGAGTTGCACTTCAAACAGTAGATAAAGATAGTAATACCAATGGTACATTAATTGCTTTACAAATAGAACAAGCAGAATATATTACAGGACAAATAGATACATCCAAAACATTTGAAAAAGGCTCCGAACTTTATTTTGACCCAGCGACCAAAAAATTCACTGATGATGATAAAGTATCTGGTGCTTTTTTTATTGGTAGAGTTAGTTATGCTAAAGACAGCAATAATATTATTCAATTTATTCTTTATCCGCAAAATGTAATTCCAGTTGCCGGTGCTTAGTTTAGGAGGAATATAGATGTTAAAAGTAGTATCTCAAGATACATTATTAGAAGCTCGTAGAAAATATACAGGTGAAAGTAAAATTCCATTTATATTTAATGGCAAATTAGATTATGTAAATAAAAAAATTATTAATGGAGAAATGGAAACATTAAGTTTTAGCAAACCATTAGGAGAAATGATTTCTTATGGTGGAACAAATGTTTCTAAAGAATTGCTTAGAAAAGTAGTTCTTGACGTAGAATTAGGTAGAGAAACAGTACAAACTTTATATCATCCAATTTATGATACAATTTCTGACCCTAATTTACCAGAAATTGTAGATGCTAAATGGGCTATGCGTGGTTCATGTGTATTTTTACAAACTGTTGAAGGCAGTGAGATTAAGTTTGGTACAATCGAAGCAGAATATGGACCAACAGCACGTATTGTTACTTATGCCACTGGTTTTGAATATACAAAACAAATGAAAGACTTTAATCAGTCTTTTCAGGTCGAAATGTTAAATAAGGCTATGGGTGAAAGTTATAATGCTTTATTAAATCATATACATCTTAGTCCTATTTTAGATTTTAGTTATAAATCCAATAATAAAACAGCGTATGCAGGAGCTAGTGAAGATATTGCTTGGGTACGTTTATATGAAACAATAAAAAACGGAATGAAAGACGCTATTAATAAAAAACGTACACCTACAGTTATGTTAGCTAGTGCTGCAAATAAAATTGACATTGAAATGGCTTTACGTGGTGGTTATCAAATCGGGGGTACAAATTATCCAGCCATTACAGGAATTAATACGATTATTTATTATGATGGCTGGGAAGAAACTGTTGGTAAAAAATCTTATATTTATAATGGTTGTCCGGCAAATAAAATTTATTTAATTCGCCCAAAACGAGGTTTTAAAGAACTTTTAAAACAAGATTTACGAATTGAAAGCAATGGAGGAGACCTTACACGCATGATTGAACAGCAGATGATAGGTTATACTTATCGTGGCGTATTTGCAGCAGTTGAAGAAAACGTACAAGAATTAACAATCGCTTAATAAAAAAAGGATGATATTATGATAATTACTGACGAATTTAAAAAGAAATTACGTAAATATCTACATGAAGTTATTCCACCAGACGGAACAGATAAAGATACTAATTTGTCTGATGAAGATATTGAGGAACTTCTTACAGAGGCTGATAATATTTATAGTGCAGCTGCGCAAGGATGGCGATTAAAAGCTACTACTGCACCAATGGAAGTTGGACAAATAACAAAATATAGTATTGGGCAAGAAACCTACGAAAAATCTACAGCAAGTGATTATTTAAGCTATTGTTTGGAAATGGCTAAGATGTATGAGCAAATGGCAGAAAAAAATAATAATCTTTCAGGTAGTAGAATTTTTACAGTAAAGGTGCCAAAAATCTTATGAAAAATTTCATTGAAGAACGTAAAAAAGATATTGCAAAAACAATAGCAGAAAATCCAACAAAAATAATAATAAATAGAACAAATAAAGTTCCTAAAGGTGGAGGGCGAAGCATAGAAAAATCTGTGCTTGGTCCTTTTTTAATACGCATTTTTAATCAAAAGTCAAAAGCATTTCAGGTTAATGTATCTAATACTTTAGCAGGTATTAAACAAACTGATTCAACGTATGCTTTTTTAGCAGCTAGTGATGTAGATATAAAATGTACACCAAATATAACAGATGAGTTTGAAGCTTATGGACAACGATTTAGGGTAATATCAGTTATTCCGCGATATATACAAGGTATTCTTACTAGTTTAGATGGTGGTTTAGAAGTTATTTCATAAGAGGAGAGAAAAATGTTTTGTGATGGTGTTAGAGAAAGTTTAAGACGTAAAAAAGCTGCAACATATTTACTTTGCCAAAATATAAGTAATGATATGGAAAGAAAAGCCAAGTCTATAGCTCCATGGCAAGACCGTACAGCACATGCAAGGCAAAGTATAAATCATAATACACAGCTGTTAGGTGATGATATAGAAATGACTATTTCTCATGGTGTTAGATATGGTCGTTATCTAGAAAAGGGAACGCCTCCTCATGACATACATTTAAAACATAAAAAAGCTTTTATGTGGAATGGATTACCACATCCAATAAAGAAAAACCCTATCCATCATCCTGGAACAAAATCATATCCTGCGATTATTCCTGCAGCAGAATATGGGAAAAAGCAGTTAGATATGGCAATAAAAAAACTATGGGAGGAATAAATAATGCGTGAAGCGATAAGAAATGCTTTAATCGAAGCTATTCCAGAAGTTGAAGAACGTATATTTGAGCCACATACAGCAACACCAGATACACAAAAACCATACCTTATAGTTAGAGAAATGACTGAAACTGACAATACAGCATGGGCAGGATATAGGGCAAGAATAGAAGTATGGCCATATTGTGAACAGTCTAGTTATGTAGAAGTTGATAAGTTGGCAAAAAAAATTAGTAATGCCTTAGATAAGCAATTACTAGGAACAAATGATACAGATACAATAACTTGTATTGCTGACGGTATGAGTGATGATACTGTCGATAAAGAATGGGACGCACTTACAAGGTGTGTAAATTTCTATGTACTAGCTCTACAACCTGCCATTTTGCAAGGTCCAATAATTAATGATAATTGGTTAACAGCTTTGGCTGAATGGAGTAAAGAAAAGCTAAGCGAACAAGTTGCAGATTGCTATAGTGGTATCCTGCCAACAGGATATAAGCGTCCATCTATATTATGGAGATTTGATGGCATGGATGTTGAAGAATGTGGTGCATTAGGCTTTGAGGTTATAAAGAATATAACTTGTCATATTTTTGGACGAAATGCAGTAGAAGAATTAAATATTGCAATGAAATTAATTGAAGATATCAAAACGGCAATAAAAATTCCTTTGGATATTAAAAACCGTTGGTATATGACTGTAAAAGATGTATCAGGACATTTTTATACAGACGCATTGAAACAAGGTCAAATTAAATTATCTTTAGCACGTAAAGTAAAACGTCCATATGTTGAAGCACCATTAATGATGGAAACATATTTTGATGGAAGAATTAACTTATCTGAATTTGAAAGAAGGTGGAAATAATGGCAGAAGAAGTAATAAAACAATCATCAAAACAAACAAGTAAACAAGCTCCAATTGTTAAGTATTCTATTACAGATTTAAAAGCAGTATCTCGTAAGGTTTTTGGCTGTAATCCAGAAGTTATTGATGGAGCTATTCACGGTAAGCCTATACAAGCTTATGGAGTTGAAGAAATGAGAAATTTAATAAATGATTTTTTAAATAAACCAATAAAATAAATAGGAGTGATTAATAAATGGCTGGTGGAGCATGGGAAGCAACAAACTTACCTAAATTACCGGGCTTCTATATGAATTTTAAATCTGCTGGACTTGCAGCAATTGAAACTGGAGATAGAGGAACGGTTGTTTTACCAATTAAAGCACATTGGGGTAAAACAAATAGTTTTACGACTATCGTTACAGAAAGCGATATTTTAAATGAATTCGGATCTTTAGAAGATACAAATGGCTCTACTTTTTATAAAACACTTAAAATGTGTACATTAGGAGGAGCAAAAAAAATACTTGCTTATAGATTGGCGGATAGCACCGCTAAAGAAGCAAGTTTAACCCTGCAAAATGAAACAGATACAGATGTAGTGAAAATAACTGCAAAATATGTAGGAGAACGAGGAAATAATTTCAAATTAACGATTGCCCCTTCACTTGCTAATGAAGGTACATTTGACATGAAATTATATGAAAATACAGCTTTATTATACACATATAGTTTTGCTACATGGGCAGAATTGATTGATACAGTAAATACGGCAAATGTTTATATCTTGGCTAGTAAAGCGGAAGGAAGCCCTGACATTAGTGGTAAAGATATTAAAAATATTACTTCGCAAGCATTAACTGGTGGGAATAGCGGTATTACTGGAATCGCTAACACGGATTATATAAAATTACTTGATGTATTAGAGACACAAGAATTTAATATTCTTTCTTTAGACGGTGTTACAGATGAAGCTATTCAAACAAGTATAGCGTCTTGGGTTACGCGTATGAGAACACAAGGTAAAAAAATTATGTGTGTTATGGGTGGTTCTTCCGAAGATGATGTTGCTGATGACGCAGTAGAAAAAGCTGTTCAGCGTTCTGCTGGATTTAATCACGAAGGAGTTATTAATATTGGTACTGGAATAATTCTTGATGATGTGAAATATTCTAGTGCAGATTTAGCACCATATGTTGCTGGTTTAATTGCTGGGCAAAAAATGACTGAAAGTACAACTTATGCAGCTACACCATTTGATGATGTTACTAGACGCTGGACAAGAAGCGAACAGGAAACAGCAGTTACAAATGGTGTATTTTTATTTATTAATGACGGTCGAATTGTTAAGGTTTTACAGGGAATTAATTCTTTAATTACATTAAGACAAGACCAAAATAATGCGTTTAAAAAAATTCGTAGTATTAGAACTATGGACGCTATTGACACTGATTTACAGCAAACAGCAGAAGATAATTACATTGGTAAAATAAATAACACTACGGAAGGGCAACTTGCTTTAATTGGTGCTTGTAAACAATATATGGAGGTCTGCGCTCAAGGTGGAATAATTGAGCAAGGGACATATACTGTTGAACTTAATCCAACATATCACGGTGATAATGCGACAATTAAACCAGAGCCTGACCAGGTATATTTAAAATGGTCTGCACATATTACAGATGTTATTGAAAAAATATTTAGTGACTTTATTTGTGAATAGAGGTGAATTTTTAAATGGCAATAGATGGTGTTCGTGTAGTTAATGGTACATTTGGCTATATATACAAAGAAGGTAAATGGCTTTCGCAATATAATAAAGCGAACGCAAAAGTTGAAATTCAGAAAGCTGAATTAAAAGTTGCTGGCGACCGTTGGACTAGACATAAAGTTTTAGGATTAAAAGGGACTGGCTCTCTTAGTGGTTATAAAGTAACAGATGAATTAATGCAAGAAGTTATGGTTGTTACTAATTCTGACAAACCTTCGTATCGAACAGAATTGATTTATGCACTTAAAGACCCCGAGGCATGGGGATTTGAAAGGATACGCTTAATGAACGTTATGTTTGACAGCATTGATGTAGCTAATTGGGAAGCAGGAAAAGAAATAACAGAAGAGTGGCCATTTACTTTTGAAGGTTATGAGTTGTTAGACCCAATAGAAGAATAAAATTTATTTAAGGAGATAAAACAATGGAAAAAAATTTATTAAATAATGCAGAAATTGAAGAAAATACCGTAGAGCAAAATTTTGAAGATGAAGAAGTAAAAGAAAAAATAAATAAAGATATGTCTGAAAGTGATATCATTACAGCATTATTAAATAGTAATGCTGATGATAAACCAACAATGATTGTTCCATTAAAACGATTAGGTATTCCAGTTACTTTAAAAGCATTAACTGGTAAACAGGTTTCTAGGGTTCGTGAACGTAATACTCGCACGATTGAGAAAAGAAATAAAACAGAAAAGGTTTTAGACTCCGAAGGCTTTAATATGGGACTTATTATTGCTTCTACTGTAAAACCTAATTGGAGTGCGCCAGAATTATTAAATAAATTCCGTGCTTCTAGTGGTGAGGAAGTTTTAAAACGTATTTTACTTGGCGGTGAGATTTCTCTGCTCGGTGATGTTGTATTAGAACTTAGTGGATATAATATCAGTATTGATGATATAAAAAACTTATAAAATCCGGAAAGAATATTTTATCTGTAGCCCATGCACTAAGTATTAGAAGGAATATTAGACCGTCAGAGTTTTTTAATATGCCATTCATGGAACGTCAATTTTTAATTGCGTCTATTGAAGTAGAATTAGAAGTAGAACAAGATGAAATAAAAAAAATAAAGGGGAACCAATGTGGCAGATAATCAAGAATTTTATAGATTAAAGCTAGTTTTATCTATGCAGGATAGGCTTACAGCTAGACTTAAAAAGATAGATGAAGGCGTTTTGAAATTTGAGGAACGTATGGCAAAAACTCAAGCAGTTATGGATAAATTTTCTAATACTAAAGTTGAACCAAGAATAACATTAGACACATCAACTATTGAAGATAGATTGAATAAAACTAATGAATTATTAGAAAAAATTGCTAAAAAAACGGTTGAGCCTAGAATAAAACCTAAAGATGAAACTGAGCGTACAACTAGCAAAGTTGAAGGAAGGTTGCAAAAGCTTACAGCGAAAACATGGGATATAACTATAAAGTTAAAAGATAAAACAATTTCCGGATTAGATAAAATAAACAATGCTCTAACATCTCCTTTAGGAATTTTGGGAGTTGGTGCTGGTGCTGTTGGTATTGGTGGATTAATTACCAACAGCGCTCAAAAATCTATGGACTTTACAGCTGAAATAAGTAATATTAAAGCTCTTACTGGAATGCAAGGTGCAGAAATAGAAGCTGTAAGACAACGTGCTTTAGACTTAGGAAAAAGTACAAAATATAGTGCTTTAGAAGCAGCACAAGGAATGACTGAATTATTAAAAGCTGGCGTAGATACAAAATCTGTGCTAGGTGAAGCTTCACAAGCTGCTTTAGATTTAGCAGCTGCTGGAGATTTATCTCTTACAGAAGCAGCGGAAGTTATGAGTACTGCCATGAATGTATTTGGAACAAAAGACGCTACACACGTTGCTGATTTATTAGCAGGTGCAGCGAATGCTTCTGCAACAGACGTTCATGAAATGAAATATGCTTTTTCACAAGTAGCAGCTGACGCTCACGGTGTAGGTATGAGTATTGATGATGTTAATGTAGCTTTGGCTACATTTGCTCAATATGGTCAAAAAGGTGAGAAAGCTGGTACAGGTCTTAGAAATATGCTTAATAATTTACAGCCTCATACTAAGCCTGCCGCTGAAACATTTAGCAAATTTAATTTTCTTGATAGCAATGGAAATAGTGTATTTTATACAGCTGAGGGAAAATTAAAAAGTATGGCTGAAATAGCTGATATAATGCAAAAAAATTTAGGAAAATTAAACCCTGCTGAATTAGATATGGCACTATACGATATGTTTGGTGTAGAAGGTAAAGGGCTTGCTAAAGTTATTATGGAACAAGGTGCAAAAGCTTTCATTGCAATGGAAAAAGAAATGAAAAAATTTACCGCTTCTAGTGTTGCTTTAGAAAAACTTAATAATGCTAAAGGTGATATAGAACAATTACGAGGTGCTTTTGAAACATTTCAAATAGAAGCACTTGCTCCATTAGAACCTGCAATTAGAGTAGTAGCTACAGCTTTTACAGACTTTTTTTCTAATGCTGATACATTAGAAAATGTAAAAAGTAATGTTGCTGGAATATCTGATGAAATAGTTGCATTTATGGATAATCTAGCGAGTGATGAAAAATTTCAGCAAATGCAGTGGGGCGATAAAATTGTTTTCTTGCTCGACCAAATGATGATAAAAATGGATGAGTGGGCTAGTGGTTCTGGTGGCGAACAATTTGGTAAGGTGATGACTAAACTTGCAGAGATTGGAATAAAAGCATTTGTTGGCGCACTTACTGGAATGATAAAAGCAGCTTTTAATTCTGCAATAGAGGGTAATTTTAGCAGTGCAATCGCTTTGGGACTAGGTTCAGTATTTATGGCTTCAATTTTGCCGTTAAGTGGTATTTTTAAAATAGTTAAAAATACCGTTGATTTTGGTAAAAACATTAAAACTGGTTCTTATTGGCTTGGGGACGCTTATAGCAGTGGAACAAGTACATCTTCAAAAATATTAAAAAAAATCCCATTAATTAGTAGTTTAGTTGCTGGATATAACATTTTAACATCTGAGGATAAAACAAAATCTATTGCTACAGAAGCAGGAGGTTTAAGCGGTGCTTGGGCTGGTAGTAAAATAGGTGCTGGTATAGGGACAATGATAGTCCCTGGTATAGGTACTGCTGTAGGTTCTATTGCAGGTGGTATTGGTGGCTATTGGCTTGGTTCTGAAATTGGTGAAACTATTGTTGATTTTTTCAGAAATAAATTTAATGCAAAAGAAATTAATAATGGCAATAACATTTATAATCCTTATATGTATAATCAAGTAACACCTCAAGCACAAAATACAGATGTAAGCATACCTGAATTTAATTATCCAACAGAAACATATCAATCCAAAAATAATACAGCTTCAAATAGTAGTTCTATTTGGGATTTTGCTGACCCAGTAATTAATCAATATGGTGAAAATCAAGTCCAAATGTCTAATATGCAATTAGAAACAGCAAAAGCACAATCTGCTATGATGGGTGAAATATTAGAAAGTGCTGGAGAAAAAATCAATAGATTAAAAGAATTAGGTGCAGAAGGTTGGAATTCTCTTGGTGAAAATGCTTCTATGAACCTTGAACGTATGCGTTATGGTTTATTATCAGCTGAGGAAAGTATTTTACAAACTACTAATACTATTAGTGAGGGCTTTGGCGAAATGTCTAATTCAATTAGTGAATGGTGTTCTACAATAGTTACTGATGTTACAAGTTGGTTTGCTCAAATTCCTGATAGAGTTGGACAAGCTATAGATGAAGCTGTAGCAAGAGCAAATGCAGGTTTATCTGATTTAAAAATTTCTGCATGGAATGCTTTACCAGCTCCATTACGAGATACTATAGATTGGGGAGCTAAAAAACTTGGTATTAAAGGCTATGCTAATGGTGGATTTTTAAATCAAGACCAGATAATTCGTGTTGCTGAAGGAAATAATGCTGAAGTAATAATCCCGTTACATTCTTCAAAACGTCAAAGAGGTTTATCACTTTGGCAACAAGCGGGGCAAATGTTGGGGGTTAATAGTAATTTATTTACCAATGTTACGAATAATAATTATATGCCAGCAATGGCTTATGCTTTATCTAGTGGTAATACTAGCGATAATGGCAAATCCAATAACTCTAATAATGCTTTTTCGTTTAATGGTTTAAATATTCATATCGGAAATAATAAATCTGATGATGAAATGGCAAGTGCTATAGGTTGGAAAATACTTGCGGAAGTAAAACAAGCATATCAAAATAGGGGTTGAGTAAATGTTTGGTTATTTAAATAAAGGAACAACAGCAACTACTATATTAGATGGATTACAAAAAGGCAGTAAATTTGCAGAAGTTGCAGGAAATTTGTTAAATCAAGCGTTAGTGGGTAATACATGGGTTAATCCTGTAACAATTTTTATCATTGACCAAGTTACAAGTACGATATTTCAGTTGCCAGTTAATCCGCTAGAAATAAAAATGCAATGGCAAAGAAAAACACAAACGATAAATATTCTTAATTTAGGAGAAATAGATTTTACTACTGGAGATAAATTACAAGAAATCTCATTTAGTTCATTTTTCCCTTCGGAATATGTGCCTACGTATTGTATGTACCCAGAATTACCTACACCAGAAAGTGCTAACGCTGTAATGAATAATTGGAAAAGTCGTTTTAATGACCCTATAAAAGGATTAGCAGACCCGTTACATTTAATAATATCAGGCGCTCAAGATATAAATATGAATGTATTACTTACATCATATGCTTCACAAGAAAAAGGGGGAGAACCGGGCGATATTTATTTTGATGTTACTTTTAGAGAATGGAAAAATATTGCTGTTCGTACGGAAAGTGAAGAACAACAAAGTAAGCGAGTTTCTATAAAAGAACGTCCAAAACTTGTGAAAATAAATACTGATGATGATTTATTTGGTACAGAAGAAAGTCTCTGGAAAATTGCCAAACAGCATTATGGAAATGGTGAAAGTTGGAGTAAGATAGCAGAAGCAAATGTTGGTAAAATAGCAAAGCAGGTGATTTTACCTTGATTGTTACGCCTAGTGTATGTCGATATGATGTAATATTGCAAAACAAGTATTTTCTGCGTGAGTGTATTCAGTCTTTAACACTGGAGGACAGGCTAGACGAGGTTGCTTATTGCGGTAAAGTTCGTTTAGCCGTGCCAGATGACCAGTTTACAGGACTTCCGATAATTACTCCGGGAATGGAAATTCGTATTAGTGGTACGAAATTCGGTGAAGATAAATATTCTTATTTAATTCAGCCGGGTGTAGTTTGGAATGTTGAAATTGATAATAATGCACGTAGAAACTGGAACTTAACAATTTATGACCGAACAATATATTTATCAAAATCAGAGGACCAATTTTTATTTCAAGAGGGAACAACAGCTAGTGACCGTATAAAACAAATATGCAGTGAATGGAATATACCAATATTAAATATTCCAGATACAAAGCAAGCCCTTGCACAAGATGTTGTAAGGGCTAAATCTTTATGGAATATTATTCAGGACCAATTAAAAGAAACGGCTGAAAAATCTGGGAAGTTATTCACTGTGCGTATGCAACCAGATGGAATAGAGTTGTTTGAAATAGGTTCAAATTCAGACCCGTGGGTATTTGAATTTGCTGTTAATTTACAAAGTGTTAGGCAGAAACAAACACTTAATGGTGCAGTTACTAAAGTAAAAGTATTAGGTAAACAAGAAAAAGGTTCTACAGCTCCAATAGAGTTTGAAACAAATGCTGATACTGATAAATACGGAACAATACAGAAGGTAATTCCGTATAAAAAAGGATTGGATACAAATGCTATAGAACAAAAAGCTACCAATACTTTAGCTGGCATTCAAGAAACAGTCACAGTTGAGGCTATAGATATTAATACTATTCGTAAAGGTGATAAAGTAATCGTGCAGGGATGGGAAGATGGCTTATATGTAATTAGTGTAAAACATAATTGTAATAGTCCCGGAACAATGCAGATGGAGCTTGCTTCACTTGAATATATAAGGAGGAGATATTATCGAAGTGAAAAATCCTTTTAAAGAATTAGCTGCACTTATTGATGAACAAGCTAAAAAGCGAGTTAATGATGGATTTACAGGACAATGGATTACATCACAAATTGGCACAGTTACAGCTAAAGGTGTAATGATAGATGGATTTCCTTATGAATTGACTAATGTTTATGTAAATAGAGCTTGTACATTGTCAGAGCCATATATGACTAATACTAAAAATGTTGCTGGTGGTAGCGGCGACGCACAATATGAAAGCCATAGCCACCCTGTTATAACGCCAACTCCAATATTGCCATTACATATTGGAGATAGGGTAAAAGTAACTCCTATTAATGGCGGTCAGTATTGGTGTATAGATTGTGTTATAGTTCCGTTTACAGGTGGTGCTTAATTATGCCAGATTTATTTCCAACTGTCGGAGTAACTAATGCAAAATATATTGATGAGGTTGCTTCCGATAAAGTCAATTATGGAAAAACTGTACAATTTGATTTTGAAAAACATGAATTTATATTAAGCCCTACAGGTAAGCAAAAAACTGTTACAGGTTCAAATGCTTGGGCTGAATGGTGTGTAAAAGCTATATCTTCTGAACGGTATAAATATCTTATTTACAGCGACAATTATGGTGAGGAAATAGATACTTTATTAGGAAAAAGTTATCCTAAAAAAGTAGTAGAAAGTGAAATAAAACGCATGGTAAAAGACTGTTTAATGGTAGATAAAAGAACTGCTAGTGTTGATAATTTTACTTTTACATGGATTGATGACGGAATAATGTTTACCTGTGATGTTAAAAATACTATTGGTGAAAGTATTACTATATCAAGAACGGTGGTGAGACAGTGAGTGAAAGTGATATTGATTATTTAAATGGAGAAATGACAACCGAGGAAGCTATACGTAATCGTATGCTTTCTCGTATTTCTAATGAATGGGATAAAACAGAAGGTAGTTATATATATGACAGTATATCCCCAGTTTCCATTGAAATGGTATTTATAGCCATGATGGCAAAAAAAATTCTTAAACAAGGTTTTATTCAAACGGCAGAAGGAATTTTTTTAGATTATAGAAGCGATGAACATGGATTATTTAGAAAAGAAGCAACATATGCAACAGGAAAAATAAAAATAGTTGGTAATATAGGTGCAAAGATACCTAAAGGATTAAAAGTTGCTACAGAAGCTGATACAGTATTAGATATACAATCTGTAGAATTTCTTACGACTGAAGATGTAGTAATTTCCGAAGAAGGATATGTGTATGCATCTATACAAGCTATGACTGCTGGAAGTATTGGTAATGTAACAGCAAATAAGATTATTGTTGTTATGGAAAGTAATAGTAATATAACATCTGTAACTAATGAAGAACAAACGCTAGGTGGAACAGATATTGAATTAGATGATAATTTAAGAAGCAGAACTTTAGATTATGTACGGACACCAGGTACTAGTGGAAATGAACAAAATTATAAACAATGGGCGTTATCTGTACCTGGTGTAGTAGCTGTACATGTTATCCCTTTATGGAATGGCAATGGCACAGTAAAAGTTGTAATATTGGGCGGTGATAATAAGCCTGCTACAGAAGAACTTGTAAAAACTGTTACTGAATATATAAGTGGATATGACAATAATGGCTATAGACGTTCTCCGATTGGTGCTCTTGTTACTGTAGTTAGTGCTATACCTGTAACTATAAATATAAAAGCTAATATAGTGATAGATAAAGAAGTAACTACATTAGAAAAAGTTAAGACATTATTTGAAAGCAATATGGAAGAATATATAAAAGAAAATGCTTTTAATTCTAATACAATATATATTTCTAAGATTGGAGGTATATTAATAAATACAAATGGTGTATTAGATTATTCTGATTTGCAAGTAAATGATGATAGTATAAATATACCCATTACCACTGAACAAGTTGCTGTTATTGGTGAGGTGGAACTAAGTGAAAAGTAAAAAAGGCAAAGAAATGCTTACTTTTACTGATTGGTATTATCAAGAAAGTAAAATAATGCAAAGTATTTTAGATACGCAAGGTATTGAAATAGATGCTGTACGAGATAAATTAAAGGATATTTTAAATCAATTTTATGTCGATACGGCAACATGGGGCTTAGATTTATGGGAAAAAGAGCTAAATATACAAGATACTAGCGGTGATTATGCTGAAAGAAGAAATCGTATAAAATTATATTTAGCAAAACCAGTATCCGTTACACCTAAATTTTTATGTACATTAACAAATCGATATCTAAATGATAAATCAGCTACTATTATTGAACATATACAAGATTATTGCTTTGATGTTTGCTTTAATAATGGTAGCCTTTTTGATTGGGCTGGTTTGCAAAAGGCTATAGAAATATATAAGCCAGCACATCTAGGAGTAAAATATTTTGCTTTGCAAAATGTTAGCTCTAGTATATATGTAAGTGGTGCTGTAAACAACATAGAACAAATAGAAATAGGAGTAGAAGAAGATTATAGTATAGACCCAATAACTGCTCCTATTGTTATTTATGGAATATCTAATATTGCTGAACAAATAGAAATAGGTGCTGATAATGTTATTGAAGATACTAATATAAATGTTGATACTGATAATGTTATTTATGGATTATTTGATGTTGTGGACCAAATAGAAATTTAATATTTAGGAGGGATAATATGGCTAAATTTCCAAATATAACAATGACGAGTGCAGGGCTTGAAATGTTAGCAAGAGCTGCTAGTGGTCAAACAGCCGATAGATTTATAGTAACCAAAGTAAAACTTGGAGATGGTGTATCTGAAGGTAATATTCGAGATTACACAGATGTGATAAGTCCTAAAAAAGAAGTAACTTTAGCTTCTTTTGAAGATAAAGGAAATGGTACGTTCCGATATACTTTTACTTATAATAATGAAGGTGTGAAAGTAGGTTTTTACCATAGGGAAATTGGTCTTTTTGCCAAAAATGGAGATAGCGGTACAGAAAAACTTGTAGGATATACAAATGCAGGAAACTATGCAGGGTATATAGATGATGAGACAAGAATACAGCCATATACTAGATTAATTATTAATGTTGGTATTGGAGATACTGATAATGCTAGTGGTATCGTTGATGTAGGGAATACAGTTACCATTGAAATGTTAGATGAGCATAACAATGATGAAAATGCACATACTAATTTAATTAAACGTTTGTTCGGCTCTGCTACTGCTACAATGGACAGCGTAAAAAATAGCGTACAAGGATGGTGCAAAGAAAGTATTGCTAGTATTTTTGGTATAGCTAGTGCTACACAAACGAATGTAAAAAATAAAATATTAGAGTATGCTCAAGAACAGATTAATAGTTGGTTAGAAACATTAGGAATTAGATACAACATCGCTCAAAATGGTTATATTTGCCTCGGTAAATTATTTGGGGACGCAATTATACAGTGGGGAGTTACTATTGCACTATCAGAAACATGGAATATAGGTACATTTTCAATA